CACCACCCCGGCCCCGCTGGGCGGGATCGATCTGGACCGCGTCATGGCGTTCCTCGCGGAGGTATCCGCGGTGCTGGTGGTCAACCGGATGGGCCGCCTCGACGACGAGGAAACGCTCGACGCGATCCGCTCCGCGGAGGCGAACATGAGGGAGCCGTGATTGTCGTGACCGATCTCAAGGGCGCAGCGATTGACCCAGCGGCGGACCCGGTCGCCGCCCTCGGCCCGGTCATCGAGGGCGCGATCCCGGGGCGCGCCTTCGCGCTGGTCGCGTTTCGTGCGCGGGATAGCAGGGGACAGGAAGGCGCATGGGCGTCCATCGTCTCCAACATGGACGAGGACATTGTCCCCTCCGCACTGGAGGAAATGTCCCGGACCTTGCGCGACACGATGCGCGGCGGGTCCGCGCCCCGTCCCCCGCAAAGCGTGCCGATCTCCGCGGTCCTCACGGTCGGGGAATGGGCGGCGATCGCGATCGCCCTCCATGCGTACCTGGACGCTGCCCCGCCGTCGCTTCTGAGGGGTAGCCAGATCCATCGCGAGATCTACGACGCGACGCGAAAGCTAGGCGATCAGGTTGTGGCGGCCGCCGAGCGCGCGGGGGCGTCGTGAAGGTCCTCGATGCGGCTAACCCGATCATGGCTGTCGATGAGGCGGCAGACTTCGTGATCGGGGTCTGGTTTGTCGCCTTCGATGCGGCCGCTAACAGTGGTCGGAGCATCATGCCCTGCGACATCATGGCGACCCTCTGGCGGGAACCCAGCGGTAAGCGGCGCATGGTCGTCCGCGCGCGATGGGACGCTGGGACGGACGACCCGCTCGACGACAGGAAAAAATCGGGCGAGCATCGCGGCATCGACGGGGCAACCTCCGACGAGGAGGCGATCGCGGCCGGGACCCGCGTCGTCGAGGACATGATCGAGCGGGTCACACTCATCGCCCCGGTGAGCCTACCGCTGGAATTCATCCGCGTTGATGGCGACCACTCCACGATGATCGCCAAAATGTCCACGCGCCCATGGTGCCGCATCATCCCGATGTCTTCACAGGGACAGGCATAGGGCAACCGTGGGCGGCAGATTCCGAAAGCTACGACCCGTCCCGCGGCAGTCCGCCGAGCAACTGGCGAAGACTGTGCGACTCTTCGCTGACAACCTCGTTTTCTCGTCGGCGCATATGCACGAGGGGGAACTCCGCCATCTCCAGCTTGTCTTTATGCCGATAATGTTCGGCGCCCTCGATGGCGTGGACAAGGGTTCCATCGGCGTGATCTACGAGGAGCTAAACCAGGCCGGGCCCCGTTGCCTTAACGGGATGCCGATGTTTTTCTCCTGCTACCTACTCCATAAGGACGACTGGACGATCGTGCGCAACCATCTGCCCATTCACGACCAGAAACGCCGCGACCTCGACGCCGCGACCGTGGAGGCGATCAAGGGCGCCCGACGAAAGGGAGGGTAATGGCCGCCGACGCGATTATGGTCCTGTACATCGTCTATTCGCACCCCCTCGACTTCCCGGATTCGTTTGTCGTTCGACGGTGGCGCGTGGTCCGCGGGAACACAGAACCGATTGCCGACGAGGCCCCGCTCGTGGTCGCGCCCACCATCGAGTATGCGCGTTCCGCGATCCCTCACGGGTTCCATCCTGTCCCCCGTCTCCCCGACGACGACCCTGCGATCTTGGAGGTGTGGTTATGAGCGGCGACGACGAGGCCCCCGACGACCCCGACGCGCCGACGCTGTCTCTTCACTTTACCGCGCGCGATGCCGGGACGATCAGCATCATCGTAGGGATGACACGCGAGGCGTCGCTCCGCGAGCAAGTCACGTTGACGACGGAGCTACTCAAGAGCCTGTGCGGGCTCCTACCGAAGGAGACCATCGGCGCGATCTCCGTCGAGCGCGACGAGCCATGCGCGCATCGCCCCGGGGCACTGCGGGGCGTGGTTGGTACTGAAATCCTCTGGTGCGACGACTGCGGCGCGATCGCGGGCTCCCTTGCGCTTGACGGCGGGCTAGAACTCTTTGCCACCACCTACGCCGACAACGTAAAGTGGCGCCTGCCGCGGAGGCAACTGTGAGCGACCGCTGGGTCCCGCTCGCGGAGCTATGCGCCTGCGCCGCCCTCGGGCCAGAGGAGCTAGCCCGGTTCCGCGCGGAGGTGTCACCGGCGGACGTGCTGGACCTTATCCAGCGGGCGCGCAGGGTCGAGGAGGATGGCGAGGCCCTCGCGCGGATCTCGGAGTCGTCGCGCCTCTTGCTCCACGCGATCCGAGGCCAGGCGGACGGACTGGGCGAATGGAAAGACCTCATTACCGCGAACGCGGAGCTAGGTATGCTCCTCGTCGGCCACCTCATGGCGCGTCATGACCTCGAACGCGAATGCGAGGATCTGCGCCAACAGGTCAGGCATTGGCGCGCGATGGTCCACGCGGAGGAACCATGAGCGACCTCGACCACGAGATGGACCGCGCGATCGCCGCCGTCGGTGACCGCTGGCGCCCGCCGACGATCCTGCCCCCAGCATGGCGCATGGTGGTGCTCGGAGAGGATGGCGCCAAGTATGAGAACCGCGCTTTCAAGTTGCGCGCGATCGTGAGTTGCGCCGAGGAGCGGGACGGTCGGCTGTGGCTACACCTGTCCGTCAGTCACCGCGAACGGTTGCCGTCATGGCGAGAAATGGTGGAGTGCAAGGAGCTTTTCCTTGGTAACCGCGAAGCGTACCAGGTGGTGCCCCCGCGCGAGCGCTACGTGAATATCCATCCGCGCACCCTCCACCTTTTCGCGTTACTTGATGGTGCGCCGGCGCTACCAGACTTCACCCGCGAGAGCGGGTCGCTATGACCGACGAGGTCCGTCGCGCGCTTCTGGCCGCGGGGAAAGAGACGGTCGTTGACACCGCTCTGGCCCTCTATTTTCTCGCGCATAATCTCGCGGTCGGGTGCGCCCTCGTCGGAACCGAGGCCCGCGGCTATAACCGCGGCTACGACGACGGGTGGCGCGAGGCTCACGCCGATGCCGGAGCGCGGGAGTCTCGCGTAGCCCACTGGCGCCAGCGCGCCGAGGCGGCGGAACGGGCGTCGGCGAGTCCAGCCGGCGCCGACATCGTGCTCCACGTCCTAGAGGGGGGCCGCGCGCGATGCGGTCTGCCGGGCGTGCCGCGCGACTGGCCACGGGGTCACCGATGGGTGCGCACGCGCGATGCGGCAACGTGCCCCGGGTGTCGATCATGAGCGCCCGGTTCCTTCGCGTCGAGGCGCCTCACTTCACCGCCCACGCGGAGATCGTGGACCGCCGCGTAAGCGCCGCACCGCACGACTGCGCGCCGATCATCGCCTACATGCGCGGATGGGACGGGGCGAAGGTCGCCGCGTACTGCCGCCGCATGGGCTGGACGTTGACGGTGCACCGGTACCCGACAGGAGCAAGAGCATGAGCGCCCTCTGTTATGTCGAATACCCCCCGGGGACGTTGCAGCCGCTCACCGCGCAGGAATGGGGGCGCATGTTCGAGGACCACCCCTTGCGCGTCGTCGCCCATCACAAGATCCGGCGCGTCACCGTCTCGACGGTCTGGGTCGGGCTAGACCAGCGCCATCACGGCCAGGGCCCGCCCCTCATCTACGAGACGATGGTTTTCGGCGGGCCGCTCGATGGGACCACTCTCCGCTACACGTACCGCGACGAAGCGATCGATGGACACGCGGGCATCCTCGACGCGGTCAGGCGATGCGGCCGATGGGATCAGATCCGCCGCCCCCTCACGCAATGGCGCCGCGGCGCGCGTCGTGAGAGGGAGCGGCTACTGCGGCACCGCACCGTTTGGGAACCGTCGCGCTACCGGTGGTACCCTAGGAGCTACTAGCGGGAACGGAGGGGATGCCTTCTCCCCGGTTTCTCCGCTGGCGGTCATCCCTCTAGTTCCTTTCGCTGCCTTCCCGTTCCCCGTCGGTCTCGCGTGTTCCCGTAAGGTACCGATTTTTAACGTACATTCTAACAGCACGGTGTAAGGCTTGACGGCAAGCATGGGGTTATATTAGGGTTATCGGGCCTCGCGAAAAAAATATCTGAAAGTATCCAAGGAGCCCCGATGCCGCCCGTCCTGAAACCCCGCCCCGATGACCTTCCCAGCGACGCACCGTGGCCGCTGCCGGCTGGCATTGTCTGGAACCCATTCCCCGACCAGCGCCCGCGGTACCAGGTCTACAGCCGCGCGACGGGCGTCAAGCGCTACGTAGACACGGCCAGCACGTTCGGGGCCGCCTTGGCCCTCCAGATCGCCGCCGCGGCCGAGGCGGAGGTTAACCGCCGCGAAGGCATCGAGGAGGGCGGCATCGGGCGGCGCCGCACCCTGCGGGACGCCTGCGAGGCGTACCTCGCTAGCCGCAGGCTTGACCCGGAGTTTTCGAGCGGGGACGCGTACGAGCATCGCCTCGTCACTCACGTCTACGACGAGACGGACGAGCGGAAGCATAAGATGGGCGACCGATTCATCTCGCAGATCACCCGCGCGCACCTTATGGCGTGGCGCGAAAAATTGAAGGCCAAGCTTGCGAAGGGGCGCGGCGGCGCCCGCCTCTCACCGGCGACGATCAACGGGGTCCATAAGACCCTGAAAGCGGCCTTCGGTTGGTTTCATGAGATGCGATGGATCGAGACGGACCCCATGGCGGGGATGTCCACACTCGACGAGCCCGAGCGCGACAAAACGATCGTCGAGGACAGGGGGCAGGTAGAGGGGTTCCTCGCGGTCTGTCATGAGGTCGCGTGCGCGGACCTGCCGGACATCGTCGCGGTCCTCCTCGGAACCGGGATGCGCATCTCCGAGGTCCTCCTCCTGCGCTGGTCCCGGGTCTTTCTTGACCACGAGTTCAAGGGGCGCTCGCTCCCGTACCTCCAGACGGAGGGCAAGGGAAACAAGGTCCGCGCGGTGCCGATCCTCGATGTCATCCTCCCCGTCCTCCAGCGGCGCCACGCGGAGCGGACCGGTGACCTTGTGTTTCCCGGGTCGCCCCTGCGGCGGAAAAAAGAGGGGGCCCGCAAGCGGGTCTCACAGCGGGAGCGGAGGGCGATGCTCGCGCCGGGGGAGCACGCGCGCGACTCCCGAGCGGTATTGCGCATGTATCGCAAGGCAATCGCGATCTACAATTCCCGCCACCCGGACTCGCCCATTGACGAGCGCATCCGCCTCCACGACACGCGCCACACGTTCGCCACCCGGTGGGTCGAGGAGGGCGGCGACCTTTTCCAGCTATCCAAGATCCTTGGCCACCACGATGTCAAGCTGACCGTTGACACCTACGCCCGCCTTTCCGTCCGCGGTTTCGCGGACGAGCTAGGGCGCATGTCGTTTCAGATTCCGGACCCGCTACCGAAGCAACTCCCCGCCGCTACCGGTGGCAAGTGACTACTCGGCCGACCCTCGGAGCAACCACGATGCGCATCCTTGCCCTCCTCGCCCTCTCCCTGTCCCTCCTCGCTTGCGTGACCGACGAGGCTGACGCGCCCGCCGATGCGGCGCTTGATGCCCTGGGCGACGCCCCCGAGGGTATGACCGCCGATGGGGCGGCCGACGCGGTCCTCCCCGACGATGCCGCCCTCCCGGAGGGCGCGGAGGCGGACCGGTTCTACAGCCTGTCCCTGGCTTACTGCGGTCACGTGACCGCATGCCAGGCCCCGCTTGCCCTCGACATCGAGCGGTGCGCCTACCTCAATACCGAGCGCATCTGTAGCGGCCGGGACTGTACCGGGGCGGCAACGCGCGTCGAGGAAACCGCGGTGTGCCTGGACGTCCTCGCCGCCTGGACCGATGGCGTCGTCGAGGACCGCGACCGGACCACGTGCGGCTCGGTGCCCGATGAGTGCCGGGGGATGTTTTGAATTTTCGCTCGCTGCGCGGCTGTCATGCCGCAAGGTCGCAGCCGTACCGGTGCTCATGAAGGGCACCCGGTGTCGCCAAAGCGCAGCGAGCGTCTTTCCTTTTCGCGGGGTTCAAACTTTCCGCTGCGTCGTGAAGGTCGGGTAGGGATCCGGTTTCCTCCTCGGATCCACGTCAATATGACCGCACGATAGGCCGGTCACCGTCGTCCGGTTCCCGGACGGATGCTCTAGCGTGACCTCCTCCCCGAGTCGAGGCCACCGAGCGAGGAGCGCATCGTGGACCCGCCTGCGCGCCTCGAATTGCGCCTCGGTATAGGCGTGGTACCAGCGTTGACCGACGGGGACGATTTCCGCCTGCGGGATGACGGGCCCTGGTCCGCGACCGTCCGGCGCGCTTGCGGAAGGCTTCTGCCCCCCGAATGGCCAGGACCTCCACGCGGGCTCCGCGGTGCCCCAGGCTAGGCGACGCGTGGACCAGACCGAATCCACGCGCCGGACCTCGCCTGCGTTGATGTATTCGATCCCGACCGAGCACAGGTTGACCGCGACGCGGCGGGTCCCGATGACCACGCGCGCGGCGCTTTCGGATCCCGCATGCCAGGCGCCGCGGAGGAGCGGGATCGACTGCCAGACCGTCCCCTCCGGGTCCACTAGGAGATGCCAACTGGCATCCCTGCCGCCCGCCTTGCGGATCGCGGCGAGGAGGGCGGGCGCGATCGGATGCCCGCCCTGGTCCACGCGCGCCGTCGCTGTCCCGTGAGACACAACGAGGACGGGCCCGGTGGACTCAAGGATCGGCGCCCGCGATGACTTAGGCGACGCGTCGTATCGTACGCCCGGGCCCTGCAACCACCCCGCCCCGTCGACGCATAGCTCATCGTCGGGTTCCACGTGACGCTCATCGAGGCCATGCTCGAATTGCATCGCGACATCGCGGAACGCGCGCCGCATGAAGCGCCACGGCAAGATCATAGGAGCCGTCGCTGGGGTCGCAGGCGGTCCCGGACGTCCTCGAGGGCGAGGCGGTTCGCCTCCTCGCGAGGCGTCTCGCCGCAATACTCGCGCACCGCGGCCCGCTCCTCCCATTCGTCGAGGACGTGCCCGACCTCCGCCCCGACCTCATCCGCGAGCGCGCGACAGGCCCGATGATACCAGCCGTCTGGATCCCGGGTTCTGTCCGCCGCGCGGACACGGGCGGCCCGATCGTCAGCGTAGCGCTGATTTCTCGCCGCCCTCTCCATCTCCCTCTCCGCAGAGGTCCCACGCGAGGCGGAGTTGCTTGATGAGGTCCGCGGTCCACCCGTTAAGCGCGGCGACGCTGGCATACGGGACCGGCGGACAGGTACCGTCACCGCGGTTCGCCCTCGGGCATGTCGCCATCGCGGTCAGCATCCTCACCACTGTCGGCGGAGGATCCAAGCGTGGCCGGATCGACAAACACGGTCCCGCCGGCGTCGGAACGATTTCCGGCGGCGGGGGTATCGGCTGCGTCAGGGTCGCCGTCGGGGCCTTCTGCGACGATGGACAATTCCGCGAGCAAGAGGTCAGTACCGTCGTCAACGGCCCCGTGACGACGCATAAGATCGCTACGGATAAAATCCTCCAGCGCATCGGCCCTCCGTCTCTGGCGTCGTAGGTCCGCAGCGAGTCTTTCCATCGCGGGCGTTACCCGCGCGGAGACCAGGTTGATCTCGCCTTGAAGTTTCTCCGCGAGGACCAGCGCCGCCGCGCGCTCGCGACCATCGGCGCGGATGATCGACACGAGCCATGTCGCAAGGGCGACCAGCGCGGCGGTAACCGCGAGGGCGGCGACCAGCGCCGCGATCATGCGCGGGGCACCGGTGGAGGCGACGGGACAACGTCCACGCGCGGCAGGTCCGGCGGGGCCCCCTTCGGTTCCGGGCGTAGAAACAGGGCGACGGCGGCGCACACGGACCCGACGAGGACTCCCCAATCCAGGCCGGTCGTCGTGCCGAGTTCCACGGACAGGGCGACGAGAACGGAGATCGCACCCGTAATCCCGGCGCGCACCTTGGCGTTGCCCAGGTAAAGCTTTCGTGTCGCCCAGGCGGTTGGGTACCGCTCCGCGTACGCGTACAGACCACGTGCGACCGCGAGGAGGACCGCGACCACCGCGAGCGCATACGCACCCGAGGCCCACGCGGTGCGGGCCGCGTCGAGGACGTCGGACGGGTTGGGGATTGGCTCGGTCGCTGGCACGGGGAGATCCGGTAGCTCTTGCCTCATGGCTCCTCCGCCTCGCGGGCGATCGCCCGGAGTTCCTCAATATGGGTAACCAGACTCGTGTCTCCGAATAGCTCCTCCACGGGGACCCCGTCGGAGGCGATGTCCTCCACCACTGCGGCTAGCCGCTCGGTCGCGAGTTCCGCATCCGCGTACGCCAGCGCGGACCGCCGATCGAGAGGCTCGAGTTGATGCTCGATCTCGTCGCTCATCCGCGGGCGGTTCGGATCCGGCAGTGACCGCGACACCGCAGCGATGGCCCCGCTGGTATTGCTACGGGGGCGCATCCGCTCCCCTTGCGCGCCAGCGGCGCCGCTCGTATTCGTCCGCCGCCGCGTTGGCCTTCTCTACCAGGGCGGCGATCTTTTCCGCCGATTTCTCCGCCTTGATTTCGTAGCGGTCGCGATACGCGGCGAGTTCCGCCCGATGGCGCTCTCGCTCCGCCTCGCGGTCGCGATAGAGCTTGCCGATCACCGCCATGAAGACAAGGCACATGATCCCGAGGACCCCGTAACTTGAAAGCGCCTTCCATACGAGGGCGAATTCCATAGCGTCACGGCATGGGGCGCGCGAAGGTCACCGCGACACCGATGAGAAGATCGCCCGCGGATGGCGCTGACCACTCGAGATGCAGTTGCTCATCGTCGAGGAGTGCAAAGTTTGGAGATAGGAGTGTCGATGCGAGGACGCCCGTGCCGATAACGACCTCCGTATCCTCCCCGACCGCGGCATTGACCGGCGGTTCCGGGGTTGCCGCCCCGGTGAGATATACCGCCTTGATGCTGAAACTGTTGGAATGGCCGGTTACCAGGTTGTGGTAAAAGCGCACCGTCAGGAGGGTGTCCCCTGCAAGCAAGGGCAACGGGATATGCCACGAGCCATTGCTATCCGCGGTGACGCCAGAGGAGGCGGCGGAGAAATCTGCCGCGGTGTTTCCCGTGCCTGCAAGCGGGGACAGGTTAAGGGTCTTGACCTCAATCTCACGCCCATGAAGGGCGATGATGCGGTCCTGGATATCGTTAAGGTCATTCGCTCGGACCGGGTCACTGGGCGAGTACGTGTGATTCCTCGATAGGGGAAGCGCCATTAATCACCGCCCATCGGCTCGCGATCACACCCGGTATTCGGGTCGTCGCACAGGACCTGACGCGTCGCGATCGCTGCGCCATGGGTGTGCGCTGGTTTCAGCTTGCGGATCGTCACGCGCGCCCCGACCATGTCAGGCTCGCCCGGCAGCCCTGGATCTCGATACGCATACCAGGCAAAGGGTCGGGTGCCTTGCGGTGTCCGTGCAACGAAGTCATCAAAGCGGGCGTCGAGGGCGGCGCTTCCGTCCCCGCCCCAGGCGCCGACGCCCGCCCATTCCGGGGCGACCACGCGCCCCAATACCGTCGCGGTGACGTACCCCGCCGTTGCGCTCGTCGTGCTGTATTCGAGGACGTAGGACCCGGGGGTGTCCGCGTCGGCCCTGACTCGCAACCATATCGGGGCCGCTGGAGTCCACCCTCCGCCCACGGTGGTCAGCATCGTGGTTGTCCAGGCGGCCCCGGTGTACGAGCGCGCGACGATTTCATAGGTCCCGCCCGCATCGCGGACCCCATACCAGAGGGTATGTCCGTTGACCTTCCGCAGGAGGACCAGACCGACAATGGTCCCCGGGGACCAGGACGGGATCGCGGTGACCTTTGCGGCGACCACGATCGCGCCCTCGCCCGATGACAGGCTCATGAGCGCCATGCTCGGCGCGGCGTCGAGGTCATCGGCCGCATCGCGTTGCGCGCGCAGGGTCCCCGTCAAGATGGACCAATCCGCCGCATCGGGGTGGAGTTGCCACCGCGACTCGAGGAGCGTAGCGAACGAGTCCGCGACCTCGTTCGTAAACTCGTCGATCACGATGTCATCCGCCTCCTGGTCGAAAAGGTCCTCGAGGGCAAGGCGGATCGCGGGCCGACTGTAGCCATGCTCGCGACGGAAGAGAGACACGACCCGCTCGCGACGGCGGTCCAGGGAGTCGCGCGCGCGCGGGGAGACGCCGCGGATACGCTCCCACCGGACGATATGGCCGATGTACGCGGTCCCCGGTAGCCATGTCGCGCGTAGCTCCTCCGTCCGCGCGACCGCGTAGCCGATCGCCTGACCCGCGATCTTCACAAGCCGCGCGATGCGCGACGACGGGTCGCGCGCCCAGGTGAGGCCCGGCGGGATGAGGCCCCGCATCATGTCGAGGCCCGCGGGTTGATGGAGGTAGAGGCGACGCCATGTCTCGCGGATTTCCTCCGGGGACATTTCGTAATCGGTAACCTTCAATTCGTCGAGGGTGCCGCGGAATTGAGAACCCCAGGCCCCGGCCTCGCGACGCGCCCCGATCGATGTCGTCCCCGTAGTCCCGCCCGCGATGTCGCCATGCGTGGTGACATGTTCCGCTAGCAGCATGTCGCCCAGGTAGTACCGGACGACCGCCCGATCGGTCGCTTCCCACCGACGGGTAGCGGTGATCATAACGAAGGCGTCATCGCCCGGGTGGTCGTAGGTCCCGACGGACTGATATCGGATGACCCCCGCGCTGTCCTGCCAAAACAGGCGGACATCGATCGCGTTGACATCGGTCGCGGTGACGTCCAACCCGAGCGAGTAATACTCGGCCGCGCTTCCGTCGATACCGCGCACGTAGATCGCGCCCGCCCCCGACAGCGCGTCGCGATCGATCGCGGCGATGACCTGGACCGTCGCGTCGCGATTGACGAGGGTGTCTCGCCCTGGGATGTCCTGGGCGACGAGTCCGGCGCCTGCGCCGAAAGCGCGCCCTCTCCCCGTCCAGGCGACCGCGGAGGCCGGTGCGATGCCGCCGGTGCGCACCGCGAGATCGTCGAGGTTCCCAGCCCCGTCCGACGGCTGCACTCCATCGGGTTCGGTCAGGTGGAGGAGGACGGTCGCCGGCGGGACCAGCCCGATCGATCCCGTCTGCGGATCGTAAGGGAAAGGAACCGTCGGCGCGGGGCCGGGTTCGGGTTCCTCAACCGGGGCACCGAGCGCGTAGCGATCGATTAGCTTGGCGCCCGCGACATCCGCGGTCCCGAGATCAATCTGCGGCCACGGCCAGACCGTATCGCCTAGGACGATCCATCCGCGCGGACCATCCTCGTCGGAGATCGTGGTGAGGGCGGCGATGGAGGGGGCAACCCAAAACCAATCATCAACCCGACCAATGCGACCGAGGGTCGCTTGATGGAGGCCGGTGGGTTCGAGCGTCAGATCTCCGTCGAGATCCAGGATGGAGGTCGGAGTTACAATGTTCGCCTGGACAATGCTGGAGGCGCCGGAAAAGTAGGCATTCCATCCGCCGGTCGCACCGGTCCAGGTAGCGACCGCGCCCGCCCCGGTAGCCGCGATGTCGTCGCGCCAGCGCGCGAGGACCGGGGTTGTCCATGCCGCAACGGCCCCGCCCGGTTCCTCGAACGAGGCTAGCTCGGTTGGCTTGCCTGTCGGGGCCGCCCCTCCCCAGATCGCGATACGGGTTCCCGGGGCATCGGTGCGGCGCCAAATGGCCCAGGTCCGCGCCCCGTTGACCGAGCTTAGGAGTTGCTGCGCGGTCGGGGACGTATTGACGACCACGGCCCCGGCGGCGGAGGGGTTATTCGTCGCGGTCCCGCCCGTGAACCCGACGACCGAATGGTAAATAAGGACCTTGGTATGATCGCCCGCCGTGTTCCAGTGAAAGAGGTATTGCCCCGCGTCGCCCGCGTCCATGACGATCCAGGAGTGCGCGGCACCGTTCGCGGCACCGACGATGTCCGTGGACAGAACGAGGCGGTTGATTCCGTCGCCTTTGACGCCAGTCCCCCCGCCGGTCCCATTGCTGGAATAGTCGACGGTCCATCCCGCGTAGGTGACGAGGTCCGGGATGAGCGTGCGCATCGCGAGATTTGCGGTCGCGGAGGCGGAGGCCTGTTGTGCGACCACGTTTTCGCGTAGCTCAATCTCCCAGGTCCCGACAGGGCGCGGCAGGGGCATGGTCAGTGCGCCTCTCGCACGATGACCTGACGCGGAACGAGGAGCCCGATCTCATCGTCGTCGGGCCACGGCGGGTCGTCCGCCTCGATCGTGGCGACCGGGACCGTTGCAGGGACATCAAGGACGCCCGGAACCGCCGACGCGATGCGGATGATCGCGGCAGGCCTGACGTTGCCTTCCCATGCGCCATATCGAACGCTGTCGGGATTCGCGGTGCCGAGGGTGTCGAGATGCGCGAGTAGCGCCGCGCGCACGGTATCGACGAGCGGGCCGCCACTGTAGACCAGGTCATTGACGACCGGGGACACCGTCGGCGCCTCCTCGAGGACCAGGTCCGTCGTTGTCACGGGGAGCGACTCGATCACGTATTGTTGCCCCGTCCCGTAGCCCCCGACGCCAGACACTGACTTGATGGAAATGCGATCGCCCGCCTTGATCGTCGCGGGCCGAGGGAGGGTGAGGGACAGGACGCGGGTCGCCGGATTGAACGCGGACACGACCGGCGGGGTACTGTCGTTCCAGTCGAACGCGTATTCCTGCTCACCGGTCGGGCGGACAACCGCCTCGACATCGACAGGCTCGGTCACGACCGACAGCGCCCGGAGCGCGCGCACGCCCACGGGGCGGCGGTCATCAAGATGCGCTTGCAGCTCCGCTAGCTCACCCGAGGTAAGGACGCGGGCGGTACCGCTCCCCTCATGGAGGGCGGCAACATCGACGGACCCGAGGCCCTGACGGTTCGGGTAGACGAAGGCGTCAGCGATCCCCTCTAGCTCGAGTGACCACTGGCGGAAATCCTCCTGCGCCCCGCCGAGCGGCGGCGAGTTGAGTCGCGACAGGACCCGGAGGCGGTAGGCCCCGTCCGACTCCAGATCGGTCCCGTCCTCGTCCAGGTCCGCGACAAGCTCCGCGGTTTCCTCCAGGCCTGCGGGCGCCGCGACAAAGGTTAGGACCTCGCCGGATGAGAGCCGCGTAGCCGCGCCGACATCGATAGCGACGAGGTCAACGTCAACGCGACCCGCGGCGGGAATCACCGTAGCCTCGTTGATCTTGAAACGCAACCCGCTGTCGTGCGTCAACTCCGCGTCGAGGGGGACGGTCGCGCCGACGGTCCCCACGACGCGGAGCGCGTTCTGTTTGCGCGCAGGCGTCGCAGACTTTCGGGCAACCCCGAGGAGGTCGCCCCATCGTTCGAGGCCATCGCCCTCCGCGGTGTCCGGCATGAGGTCCCGGATCGTGGCGCTGATATGGGCGTGGTTGTCAGTGACCGCGCCGGACAGGACGCGGAGCCATTTCCAGTTGAATGACCACCGCGAGACATCGCGCCCCGGCAGGAGGACCCGCATGAGCGCGATGAGGAACGAATGCATTTCCTCGAGGGTGGGGAGGACGTACGCCATGTCATCCCGCCCGCACCGTTACGAAGGTGTCTACGAGTTGACCCGTCGACGCGTCGCGGAACCGGGTCACGACATCGGCGCGCCCAGGGCGGACCTCATCGACAGCGACCTCCACGTCCGAGATCCGGTCATCGGCTACCAGGGCCCCGAGCGCGCGCGTGGCCTCATCCTCGAGTCCGGTTTCCGGGTCCGCCTGGAATGCGCGGAGGTCATGGAGGCGCGATCCCGCATCGGCATCGCCCCACCATTCATTAAGGTGCGAGTCCAGTTGCAGCATGACCGCGGTGTCCGAGCGGTCCGTCTGCTCAAAGGACCCATCGGCCGCATCGATGAGATCCTTGGTAACCGGATCGAATTTGAAATCGAGGGCGCCCATTCATTGCCCCCGGAGGACGGACGTCCCAACAGAGGGCGCTGCGAGCCCCGTCGGGAGGAGCGTAGGGATCGTGGGTGGCGGAAGGCCTGTCGATGGCAACGCGGCGACGAGGTGCGTATGCGCATTGAATGTCGCAATCAACGCATCTACGTCCGCCTTGGTAGCCAGCGGGACCGCGACCCCATTAGCGAGCCTGATCTCGACGGTATTGTTGCGCACGTATACGATCGCGGCCCCGCTGTAAACGATGGTCTCGCCCTCCGCGATGCCACCCGCGATCGCGGCCCGGGTCTTTTCGTCGCGGGTGGCGACGACTGCGGGTGACTTCGCGCCCGCAGCAAACACGACGATCGCCTCCGGTTTGCCGTTCGCCGGCGGGCGCGAGTAGAACCCGATCCCGGTGAAAGGCTCGGCGGGCCGGGTCTCGGTTCGGGCCCCGACCTTGTACCCGATGAGTTGCCAGAGGACCTGACTCGTGACCTTGATAGCCATGCGGCGGATCGCCCCCGTGACCCGCCGCCCGTCGGGATCGGTGACTCGATTGAGATCTGCGACGGAAGGTCCGCTCGTCATATCGCTAGCTCTTGCCCCTTCGGTACGAATTCGAGGATGGTTTCCTCACCGTCGTCACGCGAGGAGCGATAGGTACAAGCAACAATGAGAAACGCCCCGGCTACCCCGGTGCGCTCATCCTCGATGGAGGCCATGAGATCGGGGGCGAAGATCGTATAACTTTGCCCGGCGATCCGTTGGCCATGGAGTGGTACGCGCACCGTGACCCGCCGCCCCTGCGCATCGCGGCGCGCCATTTCGCGCTCCGCGTACGCCTGCGCCTCCGCGGAGGAGCTAACCGCCCGCTCGATTACGAGTCGCTTCGGTGCCGAGAACTCGCCCAGGGTGGAACTCGCGACGCCATAGCTCCGCGCCATCCGCCGCCGTTCCGCGGCCCGAGCAATGCCCTTGTCGGTCGTGGGCGTCGTCGCCGTACCGGACCGTTGGAGGACCGCCGCCCCGTAGTTGACCGCCGTACCGCCGCCGGTGCCGACCACGATGATCTCGCTGTAGCGGTCCCCCGTGGACTCCTTGATCGCCATCCCGAGGACGTTCGCCTCCGCCGCCCTCTTGCTGTCCGCCCGCGGTTGAAAGAACCGGAATTGCGGCTCCTGGTCATAATTGGGGCGACCGATGATCAACTCACGTCCATCCCCCGCGGACCAGACCAGGACCTCCGCTTGCTGACAGAGTTCCTCCAGAACCGCGAGACGGGTCTGGCCCGGTTCGACTAGGGTCCCGCCGCCCGTCGTCACAAACAGAGGTTCACGCCCCGCGCGCGCTTTCTTTCCCTTGCCCCGGAGGACCCGCCGGTTGCGCGTATTGGAAAGCGTTACCGTCGAAAACCACGGGGACGCGATCTCCGCGGCGAGGTCCCGCAGATCCTTGCCCCGGAAATCGACGCCCGGACACGACTCATTGAGGAGGCGGCCGCAGCGGTCACGGCCCGAAATCTGGAGGACATCGTCGGCCTCCGGGACCTCGCGATCGTCGAGGAACCCGTCGAGGATCACAACGCCATCGATCATGACCTTCACGGGACGGTCTGGTCGCAGGCGGTCCCATGCCGCCCGATCGAAAGGCAACTCCATGCGGAACGAGTCGACCGGTTCGATCATGCTCGATGTCAGGTCGTACGAGGTCCATCCCCGGATCTCGACGCCATCGACGACGACGCTGACCGTATGCTCACTCACCGCGCCCCTTCGCGGGGCACCTTGAGGACCGTCCCCGCTGGGATCCGCCCGGGCGTGCGCAGGCGGTTAAGGGTGGTCACCTGCCGCGCCTTATCGTCGGCTTCCGCGGCCCCGTAGATCTGGGCGCACAGGAGGCGGACAGGCATCGAGGTCGTAACCGCGACCTCGTATACATCCTCCGCCTCTGAGGTCGCCGCCTCCGCGGCGCGGCGGAGTTGCGATTGCAAATGGATAAACTCGCGATAGATGGGCCACCGGTCGAGGTTGGAAACGAGTTCCAGCCGATCGATCTCGTCCCCGATCTCCTGCGAGAGCGACGCGGTTTCCAGGTACACGGCGCGGCTGTCTACCGTCTCCGCCTCTGTCCATGCGACGACCGTGTCTAACGTGGACCGCGGGACCTCGCTCGCGAGGCCCTCGTCGGCAAGTTGCTCCTCCGCCGCGGCGACGGTCGCAGATACCTCATCAACGCCCGCGAGCGGCGCCACGCCCAGGCCTGGGCGGTACACCGTTTGCGCTTCCCCGTCCTGTAGAAAGGTACAGGAGACGGAGATCTCGCGGTCGTCGGCCCCGGTCTGGTACTCAAAATCGGTAATGCGAGCGCGGTAGCTCCCATCAATCGGGTGTGTGAAGATCCTCGGGGCCCCGTCGTTCGCTAGTCCCTGGAACTCGCGGAACCGTTCCAGCGCAGGCGGGGAACCTTGCTCGTCGACGAAAAAGACATCGCACCGGGTGGTGCGGATGCGTAGGCCCCGGTCCTGTAAGAGATGCGCGTCCCCGCGCGACGGTGACTTGACGACGATGTCACGTCCACCCTGTCCGGACAGGAACGCCACGCGGAAGGTCACGCCACCGAAGGAAGCGGGGAGTAGCTCCGGGGGCATTACGGGCGCACCTTCGTTCGGATGCCCGGGTCGTTATCGGCCGCGGTCTTGACAGCGCTCCCGCCGATATTGACCGCGACATTGACCGGAACCCCGCCCCCGAATCGGC